AATATGGGTATTACTAGCTTTAATAAAATATTGGAAAGCAATTATACTCCATACGATTCCACAGGCGTAATTCGATATAAATTGGTCGGATATGGATCGACATTATTATATAGCTCTGCAAGTCAGCATTATGCTTTTGCTCGATATTATACAAAAGATGGTAATAAAGGAGCATGGGCTACAAGCGAATTCCAAAAGGGTGATTATATTACAGGTTCGCTTATATTTAGTTAAGTTTCAGAGACTGCTTTAGTAATTACACCATCGTATTTAATATTATTACTGTTTAATTGTAATATTTATATTTCTTTTCAATAGGAGAATCTTTAATTGCATTCTCCTATTTTTTACAAAAAACTTCACATGAAATACCGATTTCTTAACACAGCTATATATAAGGGTTTAATCGCTTGTATTTGACCAAACTAAGGCTTTTATATAATTATATGATAAATTGACGGCGTATTTTATAATTAAGTCATTTTGAGCCATATATAAGCGATTGTATAGGTGTATAGACATAAACAAAAAAAATTTAGGGAACATTCCTGATTATATTAATCAGAAGTGTTCCCTATTTTTTACGATTTTAATATGGTATAATTATTTCAGTTGATATTTGTGGAGGTATATTATGAAAGAGGGAATTGAAGCTTATATTATTGAGAGTAATTTGAAGGTTAGAAAGGTAACTGTCGCTCATGTTACTGGTAATCTTGCTAC